CTGCCGCAGGAGCCGGGAATTGAATCTGGAAGTCGCCCGAACTCACCTGCTGGTCACCACCAAAATTCAACACTGCGCAGGCAGGATCACCAGTGGCGCTATCGTTGTAAATGATTGCTCCAGAAGTGGTAAATGTCGCACCACTCCATGTAGTGTTATCAAAGTCACAAACAGCAGTCGTGCCGTCTGCAACCGGCGTAACTGATGTCAACGTGTTGCCACCCGTGGTGTAACCGTTTCCATTAGACAACTCATCCGAATTGCCCGTCAGATTGGTGTAGCTAGTCGTAGCTGCGCCGTAAGTTCCTGTAATAGATGCCGTAGCCTTGCCAAGAGCAATCTTGAAGGTGTTTCCAGTAGAGGCTGTGAAATTGTGTACCGCCTTCAGGATTTCCACCTTGAACGAGGTCGGCATTGCTGTAGTAAATCCGGGCATGTTAATTCTCCAAAAGTTTTACCAATTCAGGGTGCCCCGCTTCACGAAGGCGATTTGCCAGTGTGGTGTTATGCGAGGCAACTGCCTGACGCATATACCGCACCAATACTGCTCGGATCTGGCTCTTGAACGCTTCCGCTTGGTCTCGGATAACGGGATGAGAGCTTTCCCCAACATAAACAATTTTCTCTAGCGCCATTTCTGCGACTTCCTCTGGAGTAAACCCTCGACCAGAGACTGAAACAGCCTTAATTTCTCCCAAAAGAACGCCACCAGAGCTAGAGATCATAATTAATATGTACTTCTTATTAATGCTTCCGTTGCTGTATTCGGAGGCATGGTTATCAAAAAGGTCGTCGTGGATGTCTTATCAGACCCAAAATCAAGCACCGCTATCGACTTGTTGCCCTTGCTTGCGTTGTAAATCAATGCACATCTAGCCGTTATAGCCCCTGTCCAAGACACATCTGGGAAATCTACGTATGCCGTTGTCCCAGAAGAAGACACAGAAACAGGAGAAAGGACAGATCCCCCTGCCACGTAATTGCCCCCACTTGCCTCGTTTGATGCCGTATAAACAGTCGTATCTGCGTTTAAATTTGCATCTGCTGTGTATAAGGCTATCTTTATGGTGTCAGTTGTCAAGTCATGAACGCCCTTGTACAACTCTTCCTTAAAGCTTGTGGTCTGTGTCTGGACGATGCTCATTAATTCACCTGCAATCTGACCTGACCATCACGATAAGCATCCATACGCTGCTTGCCATCTCCCAGATTCTTGAGAAGAGCAATCGACTGTGTATAACGATCCTCGTACAACCCTCTGTCTTCAGGCAGGACTTTCATATATGTCAACGCTTCCAACATCGTGGCATTGAACAGGGCTGAGTCAAAGTTGTCTCCAAGCCAAGTCGTGCCAGTTGCGTTGGTTACTGTGCCGACGGTTACCGTAAACCCTGATCCCAGACCACCAATATCTGCCGCGTCTGCGCTCAACACATCGTTAGTGACGTAATAACATCCACCGTCCACCAAGCTGACAGAAGTAATGACATTCCCGGAAATGATGATGTTGACCAGCGCACCGTACCCTGTGCCATTGGTCAAAGGCACATTGAAGTAGGTTCCGTTTGCGTATCCCGTTCCAGCATTGGTAATAGACAAGGTTGAAATCGGGCTTTGAACAATCGAATCCGGGTAGTAGTAATAATGCAGTTCTGCCCCATAGTTTGCATCAGGGGTAGGACCAACGATGAATGTCAGTTCATTAACATTCGATGAGACAGGACCAAACAGGGCGTAGTGTTTTGGCTTGCCGGTGTCTGATGGACCGGGATATGCCTCGCGGATAAAGTTCACATCCTTGTTCAGCAAATAGGAGTAATCCCCGCCGCCACTGGGATAGATTGCTAGGGAGTACACAGAGAGGAAGTCTGTCGGGCACTGGAGGTACTTGTTCCCGGACGTAAGTGTTCCCGTCACGTTCTTTCTCAGGTTTGCAATCTGCACCGTGTTGTAGATGCGCTGCTCTGCCTGACGTATGAACGTGTTTATGATTCGCGGGTTAGACGCATAGTCAAAATCGTTTTCCGCGTAATCCTGAACTGTGCTGACAAGGTCTGCGTAGTTCATTTATCACCCCATTGGACCACGCGCCATCACACCCTTGGTTGCTGCACCGGTGCCACGAATCTTGATGCCAGAGGTCTTGTCGGCTGGGTAGTTACCCTTGCTGATCGTGCCAACAGAAATGTCCATGTTGTCCATGACCTTCGCGCCGGACTCGGTATTGACCTTGGGCTTGGTTGCCTTACCAGACATATCATGGGGCGCGGCGTAGGTTTTAGCCTGACCGACTTCCTTGCCACCCATTTTGTGACTGAACTTAGCCATTATCGACCCCTTCCGGTAGAACGCTGGTTCATGGCACGAGCCAAATTACGCCCATATTTCTTCATTTCTGAGCTTGTCACGCCGCCTTTGCTCATTTTATGCATACGTTTTTCATGCGCCTTGACTTCCTTATCGGCGATCTTCTTAACTTCTGACTTATCCATGTTTGCTCCTTATGTCACACTTACAGTCGCGTTTCCTACCAGCGCCTTAGACACCAGATTATTTGGTGTCAAAACGGCATCGTAATTTCTAGAACCACCAACCGGATACCAGCCCCATTGAATATCCCGTGAGCCACCTGTGGGGTATCCGGCATCTCCACCATTCGGGGCATCCTGTAGACCGTTTAAACCAGCGGTAAAGTAGGTCGTATCTGGACGCGGTTCCCGGACTGCTTGCGGATCATCCACTGGGTACATACCCAATTGCAACTGAGGATGATCAGGAGACCAGCACTCGTCACAAACTTTCAATTGGTACAACTTTGTTTTAACAACCTCATAACGAAGCTGCTTAAGTTTAAACCTAAAACCGCAAATATCACACTGGGCAATGCTCCATTTTCCAGAGGAATATCTGTTTCCCATCAGTAATAACTCCCACCAATGAAAGTTGCCCTTGGGACAAGTCTCAGAGCAGCTTTTTCCCGGTCTTCTCCTGCCGCCAGATTGAACTGTTCGTCATAGACAGCCTTCAACATATCCAGCCTTGATGCCATTTCTGGGATCTTCATGGCGATGTAATAAGCCAATCCTGCGACTAGGCATGGGTAGAACCTGAAGTTCATATCTGCCGTCTGGACACCGTTACCCGCATCCTGCACCCTGCGCAGTCTCCAGTAGGCAAGCGTGTAGGTCTGGGAGCCATCAGGCGTAGGCCAGACAGTAACGGCTGGAAGCTGCGGCGCATAGACCGTTGTGCCAGTGGTATGGGATGCGGCGGTTGTGTTGTTCTGACCACGGAATATATTCATCAGGACGTTGCCAGAAATATAACCGTAGTAGATGTCTTCACTGTCAATCCGGATGTATCCACTTGAGGCTAAGTTATTTGTGGAACTTAGGGTGATCGTGTTGCTTGTGGCAGTAAGGTTGCCAACCAAGGTAGCCCCGGCAGGACCAACCTGACCAGACAACCGCTGTATCCAGATCTGAATTGGACGAGCTTGAGTGAGCTTATTTGGGATTGTTGCGTAGGTCGATGCGCTGATGCGGCTGATGTTTAAATCAGTTTGCAGGTTCTGCTGGTTGGCGTTTGTACGAATTACATGCTCCAACAGGTCAATCGTGTCTATAGGTAGTGGGTATGTGTTTAAACCTTGCTCGAACGTAATCGTCCCTTGCTCGATTGTCCACATGTTGATACCACGGTTTGCCCACTCAATCGTCAAAAGGTTCATGGAACGACGAGCAGTCTTGAGATCGTAACCGCTGCGCATCTCGCGCCCAGCCCTCTCCCACGCCTCCTCGGCGATCTCCGTGAACTCCATATTGAATAGAGTGGAGCCGGTGGTTGTCATTTTGCTGCCCTCATGTTGTCAACCAGCATTAAACCGTAAGAACCTTTTTCTTCAAGGTAACTTATGGCTTTTGCAAGAACATCAACAGAATCTTTTGCCATGCCAAGCAATGAATTGCAATTTAGACACAAAATACCGCGAAAATCACCGGTTTCATGATTGTGATCAATCGCATATTTACGCTTCCTATTTTCATAGGTCATTAAATCAGGAAGCTCTACATCACATATGGCACAACAACCTTTTTGAGAGTCCCATGCATTTAAAAACTCTTGATGGGTGACTCCGTACTTATACTTTAAATGCTGCTCAAGACGCTTTTTTGGCGACCGGCTTTCCCAACTATTCCTCTGTTTGTGTTTTTGGCACGGTATGCAAAGATACTGTCCTTTCCAGAACTGATCTAAGTTTTTCTCTGTTTCACAAACAGGGCATCGTTTCATTTTTTACGCGCTGCTCTTAAGTTATCCACTAAATTCGGGTAGGGCCTACCAGCAGCCTTTGCCATCGCCTTGGCTTTTGCCTTCTTGGCTGGGCTAAGTTTCTTTGGCTTCCCTAGTCCTTCCGGGCGGGGCTTGTTCCAAACCTCACCGCCTTTGGCGTAAATCTCAACTGGGTAATTGCCATCCCTTTTTTTAACAATTCGAGGCTTGGGAACTTTGGATTCCCTAATCGCCCCCAT